GCCGCTTGAACACCAGAGCGTAGTCCTGCGCTACCGAGTGCCCAGTGACGATGTCGCCATCCGCAGACGACACATCGAGCACGTTCTGTGTGGGCACCGCCTCAGGCGCATTCAGGCCCGAGTAGAAGAGGAACGACGGCGTGTCGCTGTTGCCCCAGTAGTAGGTGCGACCACGGAAGACAAACGCGCTCTTGCTGACAGGTGGAGGAGCGTTCGTACCCTCCGCGCTTAGCTCTACGTTTGAGGGCTCATTGCCAGCAGGCGTGTAGTCCATGAAGAGCTTGCCCTTGATTCCGGGCATAACTCGCAGGAGCTTAAAGGTGATGCCGTCCGTCGCTCGATAGAAACGACGAGAAATCACGTTGTCTTGCTGAGGGGAGCAGTCAGAGACCACCGCCACGTTGTAATCGAAGCCAGTTGTGCCGATGGCGCTGTCGTTGGTTTCGCCAACGGTCGATGCCTCAGACTCCTGACCTCGATCATTCACGTACGTCTGGACGTAGGAATACGTCGTGGTCACCGAGCCCTTCACCATCGCCAAGTTGCTGAACAGCTCGTCCGTTGACGCCGTGTCGATAAGCACTGGCGCTGGCGGCGGAGGAGGTGCCGTGATCCCAACAGGAGCGACTACGTGCCCGTCCCATCGCTGGTTCTGGCTCAGGCCGTCGAAGAACATGATCATGTCCGCGTACTGACAAGCCCTGGCCGCGTCACGCGGACGGCGCTGAGACCTCAGGTCGCTAATCAAGTCATGAAGTTCGTTGCCCTCAACCACGGCGATCTTGTCGTCGTACGAGACGAGGATCTCAGTGCTCCCATGGTGGTGGAGCTGATAGAGCGCGAACGCGCCGTTGGACTGAAAGTCCGGGCTCCCATCGGTCCAGTCGATCAGGGTGACGATCCCCTTGACCTTTGCGACCTCGCCACGAAGCGTGAAGACGACACCCTCGGCGTCGTTCGCAGAACCATCCTTCTGCCAGACACGGGTGTCTAGACCCGTGACGTTGACAGGGAAGAACCTCTTAACACTGCCTCGAGAACCAGCCATCAGGGGCTCACGATCGTGTCGGGCCACCCCACATCGAAGCCGTGGTCGAAGTTCGCCCGACCACCGATCTCGATAAACTTGCTGGCCTCGACAGTGTCCTGGCGCATCATCGCCTGGATACCAGCCTCGAACCGCTGCTGAGGAGCGCCGGCCCTGCCCTGCTCATCGGCAGCACCGAGCATCCGCATCTCAGCACCATCGAGCCAGACGTTGTCGAAAGTGGCGGGGAACAAGGGGCGGTCGTTGTCGTCGGCGAGATCTACACCGCGAACCAGACACGTAACCTCGATGCTGTAGACCGAGTTCGGGACTGGCCAGACGCGCATGAACGCCTCGGTCCCGCTCTCGGGCCCACGACCACCCAAATACTGATCGGTGATCGTGTCGGTGAAGTCGCCACCGTACGTCGTAACGTCGCCCAAGAAGTAAGGCACCGAGCCGCCGACCCTGCTGCGGTAAATCCGAGTAAGGAAGTCCCTACGCGATGGCGGCGTCACCGTGACCGCGTGCAAGGGGGGAGCGGGCTGCGTGAACTCCACGTAAGGAGACAGTCCAGACTCAGCACCGCTCTGCTTGTCAACGAACGAGTACCAGTACTTGTAACTGCCCTGAGCAGGGCCCGAGCCGGAGCCAGAGTCCGCTGCCGCAGGGGCAGACACCGGGGCGGGGTTCGGCTCTCGCCGAATGACGCAGTAGTGATAAGGCTCGCCACTCGTGCTCGGGTCCCACCGAGCAGCATCATCCTGCGCCGCAGCGTTCAGCCGACTGGCGTAACCAGTCGAGTCACGGAGAACCACCTGGAGGGCAGCATCTGCGTCGAGGGGGAGGGCGATCTCGTCATACAGAACTGTCGCCGTCTGTGCAGTGACAGACGACGCAGTCCATGGGGCGTCGAGCGTGAGCGAAGTACCAGCCGAATCCAGGTTCAAAACTCGAACGGTGGTGTCCGACACCAGCATCCGCTTGCCCCACAACGTCACCGGACCAGGGGTTGAGATCGTGGCGATCCTGCTCCCCTGAGTCGCGGCGAACGTCGTGATCGAAGTGGAGTCCTGGGCTGTCGTCGCATATCGGTGCGTGCGACGGAGCCATGACCAACGCTTCCGGGACTCAATGTCCCGGCGAGCGTCGTTCAGGAACCCATTCAGGGCGGCGTTGCTGTAGCTCCTATCGGAGCGGCGGCGCTTCAGTGCTGACCGCGCGTCTGCGAGGCGCATTCTGGCCTCCTAGTCGCGCTGGCTAGTAGGTCACCGCGCGCTTGACAGTGAGGATGAAGGTACCCGACAGGTCGGCTGGGGAGTTCGCGATCGTAATCACGATGGCCGCAACCTCACCGTCGTTCACCGAATCGGAGGTCAGCGTAAAGTCCTCGGCCTGCAGGGCGGTCAGCCCGTTGAGCGAGGAGGCACGCGTGTCCACCGAATCCATCATTGCCGTCGTTCCAGTGCCGTCAGTTCCACGGTTCTGGAGCTGGAAGGCCCAGTAGTTCGTTCCGTTGGCTGCCAGGGTGGCATCGGGGACGAACGACAGGGAGGCGATCACCGAGTCCCCGTCGACTGCGTAGTGCAGCGGAATCGTCACCGTTCCGTTCTGGGCCTCGAGGCGAACGCTGAACTGCACCAGACCACCGAGGGTACGGGGGCCATTGGTCGCCATCGAGAGAGGGGCAGGCAAAGCCATGTTTCGTCTCCTTCAGCCGGCAAAGCCGGCAAGTCTAGTCAGACCTTGATGATCTGCGCGGAGATTTGGTCGTCGTCGTCCTCGGAGGCAGCGCGGGCGACAGCGACAACCTTCAGGCTATCGATCAGCGCCTCGATGTTGCTCCGCAGGTCGTTCACCTGATCCGCCAAGGACGCGAAGTTGTTGTTGATTGCGCCGCTCACGTCACCGGAGTCAGTCGCTCCTACCGCCGCAATGGTCGCGCTCCCAGTGCCGCCGGACGAATCAGTCAGCGCAGACGGCACGGTGAAGGTGGTGTTCAACATCTTCACGAGGTTGCTGCTGCCGTCCTGCTTGATGAGCAGATCGCCAGCGACAATGTTGTCGGAGTCTCCATCGACCGTGACCTCGGACACCGGGCCCTCGACCTGCACCGCGATGTTGGCTCCGTCCTGGAACTCAATCTCGATGGGGCCGTCAGCCGCCACGACCACGCCGCAACGGGCGAAGAGGCTCTCCGGCTTGGCCAGATCGATGTCGGGGGTGACGAACTCGTAGCCGTCGCCGAGGCCGTCGACCAACCTGACCTCGACCACGTCGCCGGGCTCGAGCGCGGCACCCGTGCTGTTCTTGCCGTAGATGACCTGAGGCGACGCTGCGCCGCCAATGTTCGCGATACCCATTTGGATCTCCTAGTACAGGACGCTGTTCGCGCCGAAGTCGGTGCAGCCCTGCCGCTTGAGGCTCGAGCAGGCAAGAAGGGGGTTCATGTAGCCGTTGACCACGAAGGCATCCTGGTTCACGGGCTTGCGGGGAGCGTCGATGCGAAGCACCTTCTGGTTCGACTGGCGCAGGAAGTGGAGCTGGAAGCCGAAGCCGTCGCCCATGTTCTGCGGGGCGTCGTTGAGCCCAGGGAGGGTGAACATCTCGGGGCTGATACCGCCCTTGACCGTCTGACCCGTGGTCGTCAGGAAGAAGCACTTGCCGGAGCCGGACAGGTTGTCCGCGTCGTACACGACCGGCAGCTCCTTGAACATCATGTTCTCGTAGCCGTAGTCAGCCATCTGGGTGTCGAAGAGACGCTGCTTCGGAGCGATCTCCTTCTCGTAGAACCCGTAGACCACGTCGTCGATGATCGCGATGTCGGGGTGCTTGCCCTGACCGGAGCAGGCCCGGTAGACCGTGTTCCAGGTGTCGAGGCCGTCCACGCCGAAGCGGGTCATCTCGCCGTACTGGTTGCGCCAGTTGGCGTAGGTGGCCTTCGACAGACCGCCGGGGGTGCGGGCGTTGGCTGCCTGCTGCGCGTCGGTGGCGAACTCGATGAAGGTCTCGAGGCCGTCGAGGCGCTTGGCGGGCAGGTTGGTTCCGTCAGCCATCAGGTCAGCGGAGATGCCAGCGAGGAACGTGTGCAGAGCTTGGTTCTGCTTGCTCTCGGCGAGGCGGATGACGCGGGACTTGCCCGAGTTCTCGTCCACCTCCTGCTGGTCCATCGTCCAGGAGAAGCGGTACTTCGGCCAGCCCTGGTAGCGAGCCTGCTCGAGGGTGTTCTCGGGGGTCACCGAGAAGCTCTCGAACTTCGCGATGGCTCCGGTGTTCACCGAGTCCTCGAGGACGACTGCGCAGCGCATCTCGGTGCCACCGTCTTCGACGGTGAAGGCGCCGCCACGGAGGCAGTGAAGCATCAGCGGGTGGGCCCGCATGATGTCGTAGGTGACCTTCGGGTTGATCTTCGGAAGAGTCGCTGCGACGACACCAACCAGATCGATGGAGACGGTGTTGCTCATGGGGTCTAGCCCTCGGCTGCCGGGCTTGCAGCCCAGTCGGTGGTAAAGGTCACGGCGGCATCAGACGGCACACCGCGCTCTGTGAAAGTGTCGGCGAAGGCTTCGCCGAACGACATGGGAATCTTGGCTGGGCCTCGGCTCGGGGCGGAGTGCCCGGTCGGTCGAGGCGTGGGACGGGGAGCCGCTCGCTTTTGGCGGGCGGCGGCGGGGGCAGGGGCCGGCTTCTGGAGCTGGGCCATGCGGATGAACTGGCGGGCGGCGAACGTCGGGTTCGTCTCCGCGATCTCGACCAAATCGGAGTAGCTGGGATCTTCCAGGAGCTTCCCGACGACCGGGCCCAGCTCCTTCCCGTTCACACCCATCTCTCGAGCGACGGTGTGGTAGGCGTTCGTAAACGCCTCCCGCTGCTTGATCGGAGAGATGCTTTGCTGGAGGTCGGTGAAACGCTTCTCCCAAGCGTCGTTGTTCTGCTTCAGCGCCTGCTGAACGAAGAAGTTGACGTAGTCCTGGGGAGAGGTAGTCGTCGGGTCGGGAGGCTCGGGAGCAGGCTCCGGCTCGGGGGCAGCCTGTGGCATCGGCTGCTGCTGGGCTGCGAGCATGTGCTGAAGCTGATTGACCTGCGCCTCGAGCGCAGCCATCTTCACGTCAGCTGGAGAAATGGCGGGCGCCTCCGGCTCGGCCGGAAGTTCCTCAGCAGGTTCTTCGAGAGCCGCTGGCTCCTGGACCGGCGGCTCTTCCTCGAGCCCGGCTACGTTCAGAACCTCGTTCGCCTGATCTGCTTCCATGAGTCCCCTACCGTTTCATTCTTGAACCACGTTTCAGAATGAGACGACTGCGGGTAGCCTGCTGCAGTCTTTCGATGGTTGTCAATAGGAGATTCACGAATGGCTCGGATTAGACTGCAGGACCGAACAATCGACAAGTTCCTCGCGGACATGCACGCGTCTGAATACCGAATCGACGAGGAATACCGACCCCGTTGGAAGAAGGTCGAGGACGCCTACCAGGGGAAGTCGAGGTCCGAAATCCACGGAGGCATGCCGAACCATCGAGAGGTGAACTTCAACTTCATCCTGTCGACGGCGAACACGATCATCCCCAGCGTCCTCCCCACCGATCCCTACATCTCGTTCAGGGCTCGCGACCCCGCATACAGGGACGAGGCGAAGGTCGCTGAGGCATCCGTCAACTACGCCTACAAGCTGGGACGGGCGAACTCCGCCACCCAGAAGGTCCTTCTCGACTGCGAGAAGTTCTCGATGGGCGTCGGCAAGGTCATCTACAACCCCGCCGGAAACGTCACGCCGGTCCTGCACTACGACCAGGACCCTGTGATCGAACTGGACCAGGAGAACCAGACCGACGACGTGTCCGACGCCATTCTCGGAATGATGGAGGAAGACGGGTTCTTCCCCTACGTCGGAGACGACGGAGTCGATATCCCCACGCTCCAGCGTGTCGCCCCCTGGAACTTCCTCTACCCAGAGGGATACGACGACCTGCACAAGTGTCCCTGGGTCGCCGAGCGCATGCTCGTGAAGCTCGACGACCTCCGCATGTACGAGGGCTTTACAGTCAAGCCCTCAGTGCAAGCGAATGAAAACCTTTCGCTCAACCCCGCCGCCGGCACGCTGACCGAGGCCATCCTGCGAAACCCGGGACGGTCGGTCGAGGCAGGCTTCGTCACGCTGTACGAGATCCACTACTGGGTGCGTCAGAAGAAGCAGCTCAAGCGCCGAATCCTCTGGCTGCTCGACAACACCACCGCCACTGGCTTCGACCGCGTCGTTCGTCACATCGAGGACGACAGCGGAATGCGCGGCTACCCGTTCGTGATGCTGCGGACCGTCGTCAACCCGGGCCGCATGTGTGAGCCCTCGATTGCCGACCTCGCCACCATCCAGCCCATCGCAGACAGGCTGAACGACGAGTTGGGCATGGTCCTCCGGCACCACAAGCAGGCAAGCAAGCAGAAGTACGTCGCTGCACCCGGCTCCCTGGGAGGCGACTCGCAGTTCGAGAAGCTCCTCAAGTCTGACCGCGACCTGTCGGCAGCAGAGCTTCCGTCGCAGTTCAACGACGTGCGTCAGGCACTGCAGCTTCTGCCCATCGCCCCCATGCCGGCTGACGTGCCCTTCGTCCTCCAGATGCTCCAGCGTCTGATGTACGAGGTAGGCGGTGTCGACGTGTTCCAGCGCGGAGGCGTTGCCCGCAAGGGCACTACCGCCACCGAGGTGGCCGTCGCCAGTCAGTCCTTCCAGAACAGGGCCCAGGTGCGGAAGCGTGCTGTCGAGCAGTTCATCGAGGATGTCGCTCGTCGATACCTGGACTGCATGCGCCGCTACTGGGTTGAGCCAAACTGGATTCGCGGTGCCGGCACGGGCGAAGACTCGTTCATCGAGGTCAGCGCCGAGAAGATGCGAGGTGCCTTCGACATCGAGGCGTCGGTGTCTGAGTTCGACCCGAACGAGCAGGTCAACGAGCTTCAGGCGTTCAACGGTCTGCTTCAGACCATTGGCGCTGTCGTTCAGACGCTTCTGCCGATCGTCCAGGCTGGCGCGCTCCCGCAGGAGACCATTCCCAACTTCATCGAGAAGTCGTTTGACCTCTGGAACGAGGACAAGCGTCGACTCATCGGCCCTCTGTCGTCGATGGCCACACCCATCGCGTCAGCATCCCCCCAGTCCCCGATGGGCGGTCAGCCCGAGGGGATGGGGTCGCCGGTACCCGGAGAAGATGAGATGGCTGCGCAGGTCGACGGCAATGGCTTTAACCCCAGCGGGGTTGGGGGTATGTTTGGCGGGCTCGCAGGCTCTGGTCCGAGGCCCGGTGCGGGTAGGCCCGTGGAGGGCTGATTCATGCTTTACGACTTCACCTGTGTAAAGGCCACTTGTGGGCGCGCTTTTGACGTGCCCATGTCCCTCGAGCGTTACGAAAAGCTGAAGGCGATGGACCCTCCGTTCTACGAGGTCACTTGCCCGATGTGCGGAACGAAGACCCCGAAGCGTTCCGCTCCGACGCCGCTGAACTCCCCCGTCGTGCACCGCGACTTCGGGGAGTGGAACCCCAGGACAGCGCCCGAGAAGTTGGTTGGCCGCTCCTGGAACAGCAAGGACGAGAAGGAAGCGCAGGTCAAGGAGGTGCTCGGCGACAACTTCGTGGTCGGCGAGACCGACCGCGACAAGACCGTCAAGCCCTTCAACCCACAGGCTGAGGTTGTGACTGAGTCCGACGTGAAGGACGGAGTCACCAGCAGCGGACCGCTGAACCTGCGTGGCTCCATCATCATGGCGATCGAGATCGGAAAGCCCTTCCGGGTGGCAGAGCTGGCAAAGCAGATCGGCGCTGACTACCGAGCCGTCTACGGCAAGGTGCGCGCCATGAAGGGCATCGAGAAGGTAGGCAAGGGCAAGTTCGTACTTCGCGCCGCCTGAGCTACTGGGGGATGTAGCCCGACGCTGCCATCTCCATTTCGATTGCCTCCTCGTTGGCGAGATCCCACATCTCCTCAGTCCACGTCGAGGCGTCCCACGGGTCTGGCTGCTCCTCGTACGGCTTCTTGTTGAGCCTGCCACTGTTGTGCGCGACGGCGATGCCGATGATCACACTCATCGCGTCGTCGTCGTGCATGCCTGAGGGCGCGCCGATCTTCAGCATCTTCGTGCCCTCTGAGTCGCTCTTGATCGTGGCTGCACGAAGGGCGCGTAGTTCATCCAGAGCGTTCCTGCTGCGGAGCTTGATGTACTTCTCGCGGAACGCCTTGATGGCCAGACCTACTGCCGTGTTCTTACTTGCCGAGGTGGTACTCCAGCCGAGCAAAGAGGTAGGTGATTGACCCACCTGATTCAACGTCTTGCGCCGGTACAGGTTGTAGTACCGCGTGTGATACAGCATGGCGATGAGGCCCTGGCCCGCACCGGTAGCCTCTGGCACCAGGATTGCCCGGTTGTAG